GCCAAACCCTGCAGCGTGCTCTGCTGCCACTACGGCATTGACGGTGGCTGAGTCTGGCGTTACTGTGGCAGGAACCGCCCTGATGGTCGCACAGGCCAGTCTGAATGCGGCAATCGTTGCACTGCCAGCCAATGATCTATTGAGGCGGCAAGACATTTGTGGCAAACGAGTGGCGAATTGTCAGTCAAGATTTAAGGCCATATGGAATGATTCCACTAAAGCATTTCAGGATCAAAGCCTTCCTTTTGGAGGGTTTCCTGGTGCCATCCAAGGACGACAATGATTTCTTCACTTAAGCCAGAGATGATGACCTATGCCAAAAGCCTTGAAGGGCAGGAGGCTTGCGGCTTAATTGCTGGAGGAAAGTTTTGGCCTTGCAAAAACATTCACTCTTCCCCATTGAACAACTTTGCCATTGACGCAAAGAAGTATGCGGAGCTTGAACCATTAGGTATCGAAGCAGTTTTTCATTCGCATCCAGGCTTCAACGAGCAGTTCAGTAAGCATGACATTGCATCATGCAAGCAAATAGCACTGCCATGGGTGATGTATTGCACTGGTGCCAACACTTGGCAAGAGATGGACCCAACAGGACACGCACCATGCTTAGGGCGACCATGGATTTATGGTATTTACGATTGCTATGGTCTATGGCGTGATTACTACAATCAAGAGTTTGGTATTCAGTTAGATGACTTTGAGCGAGGAGAAGAGTTTGAATGGCAAAGCAGTGAATGGCGCATGTTTGAAAAGAACTTTGTAAGCCAAGGCTTTGTCGAGATTGAAGGGCTTGCTAGCTTAAGGAAAGGCGACATTGTTCTCATGCAATTGCAAGCCAACTTCCCTAACCACGCTGGAATCATTCATTCACCTAGCGAAAGTATTTTTTATCATCATTTGCTTGGTAGACTGTCAGAAGCCAATGTTTATGGCGGTTACTGGCAAAAGAATACAGTTAAATTCCTGCGACACTCGGAGATGTTTTGATGGCACTTATTGAAGTGAAGCTACTGGGTGAATTGGGCAGACGGTTTGGTCGTCAGTATAGTTTCGTGGCCGACTCACCTCGTGAAGTGATGTCGGCATTGTGCAATCAACTAGAAGGATTTAAGCAATACATGAGTACCGCCCATGAGAATGGCGTAGGTTTTCGCTTGGTAAATGACGATCCATATGGCATGGACTATGACAATGTGATGATGGGTTGCAATCGCTTGATCATTGCTCCCATTGTCAGTGGTGCTGGCACTGTTGGTCGTATTTTGATTGGCGTGGCACTTGTAGGCTTGGCTTTTGTTCCCTTCGGTGGTGCATTCGCTGGATTTGCCGCCGCCAAAGGATTTGCCCTTGGCAGCGGATTGTTGTTTAGCTCTGGACTGAGCTTGATCTTGACGGGAGTGGCATCGCTTCTTACGCCAGCAGTTCAAACACCATCAAGCGACACTCAACGAAAAGATAGCTTTTTGTTTGATAGGGCAGCGGAGCTTACCACGCAAGGGAATCCAGTGCCCATCCTTTACGGAAGATTCCTAGCAGCGTCACCATTGATCATCTCTTCAGCTATTACGACGCAACAGGTGCCAGTGTAATGGCTGAAATCATCAAGCAGTTAGAAGGCGGCTGGGAAACCATCATCACAGGAAGCGGAGGCGGAGGAGGCGGCGGTAAAGGTAAGGGCGGCAAAAGTAAACCAGAGGAAGATCCTGAATCTTTACGAAGCAGGTCAGAAGTTACTGTTCTTGCTGTTTTTTCTGAAGGAGAAGTGCAAGGCTTTGAAGATGGAGTGGACCCTTTAACTCGCATCTTTTTAGACAACACTCCCATCAAGAATACAGACGGAAGCTTAAACTTTAGCATCAATGATTTTTACTCTGGCAGCCCTGATGATGCGCAAGGGAAAGGAGGCTTTATCTCCAATATTGCAGCATCAATTCCAGGCTTAAATAGAAACGATGCCAGTGGTGCAGTTGATTCGATTACTGTTGACTATCGAGTGGGCACGCAAAATCAAGAAACGATGCCTGGCTTTGATGATGTAAAAACAGAGCAAACAGTTGGAACGAAACTGACAAGCGCATCTGGCGCAATTTCTCGCACTACGTTTTCAGAACTGTTGGACAAGGTGCGCATTCGTATAGGTATTGGAGCATTGTTTCAAATAGACAAAGATAGCGGAGACGTCAAAGGAGACTCTGTTAAGTTCAATATTAAGATTCGACCAGTAGGCGGTTCTGAGTTTGTTGATGACACAAAAACAATTCAAGGCAAGTCTAGAGGTCCAGTTGATTTTGAGTATGAATATAAACTACAAGGTAAAGGGCCATGGCTGGTAACAGTTGAGCGCCTCACTCAAGATCCAACGTCCACTGCAGTAACGAATGATCTCTATTGGAAAGCCATTGTCGGCCTTTACAGCAAGTCGTTTCGCTACCCAAACACTGTCTTGATTGGCATTAAAGTTGGAGCAGAAAATTTCACTTCAGTGCCACAAATTGGAGCAGACATGCTTGGCATCAAAGTTAAAGTGCCAACTAACTACGACCCAAAAAGTCGCACATATTCAGGGATTTGGAATGGCACGTTTCAAACTGTGTATAGCAATAATCCTGCATGGATTTTTTACGATTTATTGACAAACTCAAGATATGGCGCTGGTCAGTACATTGAAGAAAGCCAGGTGGATCGATACAGCTTATATTCCATTGCTCAATATTGTGACGAACTGGTACCAGATGGCAGAGGAGGATTCGAGCCCCGGTTAACCTTCAATGCTTATATCACTGACAGAGGTGAAGCTTATGAAGTGCTTTCTGCATTAGCTGCATCTTTCCGTGGAATGCTGTATTTCAGTGAAGGCACCATCTTCGCCATTCAAGATAGGCCAAAGCCAGTCACTAAAATCTTTTCTCCAGCCAATACAATTGAAGAAGTTGATGACGATAACAATGTAACTGCCCCTTCATTTAACTACGAAGGCACTGCATTGAAGGCCAGGAAAACAGTTGCCTTAGTTTCATGGAACGACCCAGACGATCAATACAAAGCAAAGATTGAATATGTAGAAGATAGGGCAGGGATTGATCGTTATGGCTATAGAGAACTGGAGATAAGGGCGTTTGGCACCACTTCTCAGGGGCAAGCGCAACGCATTGGTCGTTGGGCACTGCTCACGGATCAACTAGAAACGGAAATCGTCACCTTCAAGACAGCCACTGAAGGTTTCTTTATTCTTCCTGGCGAGATCATTGGTATTGCCGATCCAGCAAAAGGAGGTAAACGCTATGGTGGCAGACTGCTAGGTGCGTCTTTGTCTGGTGTTACTATAGATGCGCCTTTTGTCATTGCGTCTGGGCTCAGCTATCAAGCTTCAGTGATGACTATGAGCGGCACTGTAGATAGCCGTACTGTTACAAATGCTCCAGGCGAAAGCAGCTTCCTCGCATTTTCCTCGCCATTGTCTTCCGTTCCACAAGCGGGCGCTCCATGGGTGCTGCAAGAAAATAACGATGGGGTGAGAAAGTTTAGGGTGATTTCTTTGGTGGAAGACAGCGGCATCGTGACGGTATTGGCTTCTTTGTACGACGAAAGCAAATTCACTGAGACTGACAGTGCTACCACTTTAGGGCTCACTCGTACTTCCATCGCTGGTCCACAAGTGGTACCTAGTGTCCAAGGCGGTAGCATTGTCTTAGAGGTGCCCCAGTAATGTCCTACAATGAAACAACTTGGGACTATCCGCAATACTCCTCCTATTCCATTCTCAATGTAGTTAGTCCAGCAGTTTGCTGGAACCCACCACAGAACAATCCATTTATAGCCACTTTTGAAGTGGACTATCTGGACACTTTAGACAATCAATGGATAAGAATTGGCACTACTGCTGCAAACTACATTCGTTTTCCATCGGACGTTTATTCAACAAATGGATCGTATAGAATCAGGATTGCTGCTGTTGGTACAAATGGCAGAAAATCTCCCTACTCCTATAGTGTGGTATCACTAGCGAGTCCGTTGGTTTTTGATTTCACAGCCAGTGCAATTATTCGTTATTCTGATGGCACTACTGTTCCTAACCAGCGTTTTCTCTTCCTAATTCTTTGATATGGCTAATCTTTACGGGCTTGACGCAATTGGCAATGCCGCTTATGTAAAGGCCACTGGAGCGGGAACCAATGCCGACCCTTATATTGTCAACAATGACAATATCACGGCTTCCTTGAAAAGCGCAATTGTTACAGGTAGTGGAAGCGCTGACGTGATTGGAGCAGTGAGTGGCTCTAAGCTTCGAGTGATGTCTTTTGCTGTTACTAGCCTGTCTGGCTGTACTGTTAAGTTTCAAAGTGGAGGGACAAGCGACAGGACGCCTCCTTTTCATCTAGGAGCTAATGGCAATATCACACTCTCCAATCCATTGGGACTCTTTGAAAGCGTTGCAGGAGAAAAAATTAATGCAGTGGTGAGTGGCACTACCACTTACTCTGTGCTGCTTGCATATCGAGAAGTATCAGCATGAGCACTTTTCTCTACACTTCAATTAGTCCAGTCATTGACATTTACATCCTGCGCAGGGATTTTTTTGATGGCTTCACACTGCTTCTACAGGACGAGGACGGCCTGCCTTTAGACTTCAGCGAAACGCAAGTACGGGCCAGTATTTGGAAGCGCACAGCGTCTGGCACGACTGAGCAGATCACCGCATTTAATGTGCAGGAGCAAGAGCCCTTGCGCAATGGTCAGGCTCGCTTGTGGTTAACAGCGGCTCAAACTGCTGCAGTGTGGGACGCTGCGCTGGAGATTGGCTCGTCTGCCATTAGCCAGGCATTCTTTCCTAATGCTTACTTGGTAGAAAACAAAGAAAGCACAATTGAATCGTCTTCCATTATCTGGGATGTCCGCATTAAAAAGCAAGAAGAAGCCTCAGCTTTAGTTAGCGTTACGAATGGTTCATTCATCACTCAAACAAGCCATGGACTAGGAGCGACTGATGGACTAGCTTTCATTGGAACGGCAAATTCGTCAATCAACTATACGGGAACTGGTCCCATTTTTAGCGATTTAACTAATATCAGCTACACGCCTCCCTATTCATTTACGGTGCCATCGCTCTCTGGTATTACCGACGCGGCAATCGGAGGAAGTGTTTATAGACTAAAGCAAGACACGGTGGCGGCTGGTACTGTTTTCGTTGGATCTACTTTTACTAATTTCTTTTCCTGAGGAACTATGGCTGACTTGAAGGAAGGTGTGGCAATTGTCACGGTAGGACGCACGGCACCCATACCTCCAGGCCCCCAGCCCGTAGCAAGCAGCCTTCCAGTGGTGATTGCTTCTGACCAAGCAGCAGTGCCTGTGGTGGTACAGAACCAGCAGATCACAGAAGTTAGCTTGAGCCTGCTTGGCATTCCCAGGGCAGAGGTGGCACTGGGCATTTTTGCTGACGTTACCACTTACGACATCAACCCTTCGGAATGGCAGTCAGAAGGAACTGGCACGACCACTCACATTGCATCAGAAAGTGCAGCCAAAGTTAGTCTTGGCACGGCAACGACTAATGCTTGGCAAATCTTGAGCAGCAAGCGCTTTTTCCGTTATCAACCAGGCCGAGTAAGTGCTGCCACTTTTGGCATCAGAGTGAACACTAGCACTGACCGCACAGACATCAAGAAGTTTGGTGCGTTTGATAAGCGTGATGGTTACTACATT